GATCAGCAGCAGAATTAAAAAAAGATGAATATCTTAAAAGTGTTGAATTACTTAAAAAACTTATACAAAAAAACGGAACAAAGGACGATTTAATCCGTATAACATCAATAGGTTATTTAATTGAATCAACAGACTTCCTTAATATACCATCAGATCGTAAAAAAATGTTAAAAGAAAATATGATTTGGTGTAATAAAAAATATGAAAAATATTTGGATTCCCCAAAATAATTTACTATAATTAAATAAATAATAAAAAAACGTTATGAAATACGAAAGACAATTACAAAATGCAATGGAAAGATTAGATCAATCTTTAGCAAGCTTACATACACTAATTAAAAGAGGTGAAAACAAAGCAGCTATTCGTTTTATGGAAGAAGGCGAATTAAAAGATAGATATGATGAATTACAAAATATAATTACTATAGCTCAATCAGGTAATTATGGTGCTAGAAATGTTCAAAATACAGGAACATTATAAAAAATAAAAGTTATGTTATCAGCAGAAAAAATCCAGTCAAACTGGGATCGTTATATTAACGAAATAAAAACAAATATATCTAAAGACAGAGCAGATATATTAATTTCATTTTTAGAAAAATACCAAGAAAGAATAATGATGATGCCTGCAGCCGCTAAAAATTGGCACCATTCAGCATTTGCTGGGGGTTATGTTGATCATGTTTTACGTGTATATGATTGTGCAAATGAATTATATAAAACGTGGAAATCAATGGGTGGAGATATATCCACATATACAGTTGAAGAAATGCATTTCGTTGCTTTATTCCATGATTTAGGCAAGATGGGCCAACAAGAAGGTGAATATTACCAACCAAATGATTCACAATGGCATATTGATAAATTAGGTCAAGTTTATAAATTCAATACTGATATTCCTGCAATGAAAATTCCAGAACGATCTTTATTTTTATTACAAGAAATAGGATGTAAAGTAAGTCAAAACGAATACATTGGAATTAAAATACACGATGGTTTATATGATGAATCAAATAAATTTTATTTTATGTCTGGAATGAAAGAAACCAAACTAAGATCTCATTTACCTTTACTAATGCATCAAGCAGATCATATGGCTGCTCAAATTGAATTTGAAATTTGGAATAATGCAACAGATTCTATTCCTAAACAATCTAAACCTAAAAATGCAAGTAAAGGAGATAAAACATTAAGAACAGCTAAAAAAATAAACACAAAAAATAATCCGAATCTATCAAATGCTACTTTAAATGTTATAGATTCATTTTTTAAAGATTAATATGGAATTAATACTTAGTATAATATTAACATCAGTAACAATAACTTCTTTTTTTATTATTAGAAATTTAATAAAAAGAAATGAAACCCAAGAAGATATAATAGAAGAATATGAAAATTTTATTATAAAACAAAGTGAAGCCATAAATACTTGTGATCAAAGATTAAAACAAATAGATGATAAAGGTATATTTTATTCTGATGATCAAATAGGTTGGTTTTTTCAAGAAGTACAAAAAATACAAGAGGCATTAAATGAATTTACACTTAAATAAAATGTAAAAACCACATGATAAACAAACCAATCCCCCCTGAACCAGTAAATACTGGTTCTTCTACTCCACAACCTAAAAAAAGAGGAAGAAAAAGAACAAAAAAACAATATTTTACATCAGATACAGATGCAGCTATAAAAGAATATTTAGCATCATCTAATCAAGATGAAAGAGATAATATATTTAAAACTAGAATACATTACCCCTTCTATAAATTAGCCGAAAATCTTATACATACTTTTAAATTTTATTATACAGAAGTAGATGATTTAGAAGATTTAAAACATGAAGTAATTTGTTTTCTTTTAGAAAAACTAGATTATTTTAAACCAGAAAAAGGTACTAAAGCTTTTAGCTATTTTTCAATTGTAGGGAAAAATTATCTTATTCTTTATAATAATAATAACTATAAGAAGAAAAAAATAACAACTGATGTAATGGCAGCAGATGAAGATGATGGTGTATTATATCAATTAGGTAGAGATGAACGTAAACAAGATATAAAAGATTTTATAGATTATTTTACAGAATATATAGATAAATATATGTTTAATATGTTTAAAAAAGAACAAGATTTAAAAGTTTGTGATGCTATAAATGTATTATTTAAACGTAGAGAAAATTTAGAAATTTTTAATAAAAAAGCATTATATATTTACATAAGAGAAATGACAGGAGTAGATACCCCCGTTATAACTAAAGTAACTAAATATCTTAAAAAATTATATAAAGAATTATATGCTGAATATGCTATTCATGGATATGTAAAAGTCTAATTTTTTTCCATATTTATAATAAAATAGTATGGATCCATTAAACCAAATATTATTTGACGATAAATCTTTTTCGGATTTATTAAAAGAAATTCATGGTAATCAAAAGAAAAAAGCTAAACAATTAGCATCTTTAATTGCCGAATTACGTCCTTTAGTCCAATCTTTAGGTGATGCTACTGTTGTAGTCCCTTTAATAAAAGAATATATGGAAATTAGTGTTAAAAACGATGATGCTTTATTAAAAATGGCAGCCATAGTACAACGTTTATCTACGGGTAATGCAAATTCAGGTGATGGTGGATTATTAACAGAAGAAGAAATGGCTCAACTTCAGGATTTAACTGAAGAAATAGCTAAAACTGTTGAAGAACCTAAACAATTAGAAGAGGGAAATGCCAATAAGAATTAAAAAACAAAACGAAGAAACAAATAATTCTTTTAATACACAAGGTACTTATACTTTAGGTAGAGTAAAAAATGTAATATTAGATGTTAATCAGGCATATAATTTAGGATTAGGTAAAAATAATTATGATAGTGTAGGAACTATATATTATGATACAATAGATAATGAAGATGATTCTGTAAAAGGTAGAACAAATATACCTGCTAAACCTTTTTTTTCTTTTGTAAAAAATTATCCTCTTAAAAATGAATTAGTTTTGATAGTTTATGCAAAAAATCAAAACTTTGGAACAAATAGTACTAATGATGTATCAAGTTATTATATATCTAATATTAATATTTGGAATCATCCCCATACTAATCCATTACCCTTATTATCATCTTTAAATAATAAAGATGAACTCCAAGAAGTAGATTATTCTAATGTAGAAAGGGGTTTAATAAATAAACCTATATCTAATGTAGATGGTGGTTCTTCTCCTTTATTGGGCGAATATTTTAAAGAAAAAACAGATTTAAAACCTTTATTACCTTTTGAAGGAGATATAATATTAGAAGGTAGATTTGGTAATTCTATAAGATTTGGTTCTACAAATGTAAAAAAAATATCTGAAAATAATACTTATAAAGAAGGAAAAACAGAAGGATTAAACCATTGGTCTAAAGATAGAGAACACTCAAATAATGGAGATCCTATTATTATAATTAGAAATGGACAGGAAGAATCTAATACAAATGAAGAAGGATGGATACATACAATTGAAGACATAAATAGTGATAATTCAAGTATATATTTAACTTCTAACCAACAAATACCTAATTTTATTCCCGCTTCTTTACATTTTAAATCCCATGGGGCTAATTTAGAAGAAATAAAACCAATAAAAGAAACATTTACTAACCCCACATTAAATGAAACAGTAGAACCTGATTTTGAAGAAAGTGAAAATTTAATCGAAGAAAATGAAGAAATAACCCAATCCCCACCAACTCCAAATGTAGAAGGTTGTACAGATCCACAAGCAGAAAATTATAATGAAGAAGCAACATTAGATGATGATAGTTGTATTTATCTTTTAGAAAATACATTAATAGAAGATAAAACGGATAATTTAAAAATGAGAACAAACAGTTACCCTCAAATAGGAAATACAGCCCCTACACAAACAGCTCCAGAAGTAAATCAAGGATTAAATCAATTAATAGGAAAACATTATAAATTATCCCATTTAATATCATCAGCATATTATAAACCAAAAATACACCCTACAGCTATATATGAAAAATATAGAGCATATATAGATAGGGATAATGGAAGTCCTAATGATAATTTTATAGTAAAAGATACATTAGGTTTTTATCCAGCAGGAGGAGGGTTTGATCATAAAATGATAGTAAAAGATTCTCAAATGAGAATAATATATAATGGAGTATATAGAATACCAAGTAAAAATTACAAATTACTTATAGACGTAGCAGAAAAAGAAATATCAGGAGGATATACTGTAGATGAATGTTCCCCACCATCAACCCATGAATTATATACACCTCCTTATGAAGAAGACTCAGAAACTAATGATAATGAGATTAATAATTATCCTGGTATAGATAAAGAAGAATATAATGAATCTTGGACTATTGGGGATACTATAGTAAATCACTTAAAAGGAGTAATGTTTAATTGTATAGATCCTATAATAGATAAAAGTCCCTTTCCTAAAAATTATTTTAGAATAAAATCAGGATATAGATCTTCAAAATTAACAAATCATATAGGGGGAACCATTATACAAAATGAACATTTTTATGGTCAAGCTATTGATTTTTATATAAAAGATCAAGATATAGAATTAGTATGGGATTGGTGTTATAATAATTTAGAAAGTTGGCATCAATTAGTGTTAGCATATCCTGAAAAAGGACCAGATGCTTGGATTCATGTTTCTTATAAAAACAAAGATGAAAATAAAAAATTTACAACATTAATATCTAGAGATAAAGAATTACATAATAAATACGGGGGAGAAAAAAGAGACCCTAATAGTAATTATCAGGATAATATAAAACCTATAAAATTAAATGAGTTATAAACCACAAGACCCCAACATATATCAAGGTAAACAAGTAATAATAAATTCAGATAGATTATTATTTAATGCTAAAGATGATTCTATTTTATTATTTTCAAAAGAAAGTATAGGCTTTAGTGCTAATAGAAGTATACATATTGATACTAGCGAAATAAGAGAGGGAGATAATGCCAGTAAATTTGTATTAAATTCTCCTAATATTTATTTGGGGTTAACATATGATGATAAATTACCATCAGAACCAGCAGTATTGGGTAATGAGTTAGAAGAACTACTAACAGGAATATTAGGATTAATAGATGATATATTAGATGATCTAGAAAATAAAGTATCATATGTATCAGGTCCTCCAGGATCCCCAACGGCTCCTAATCCTGCTAATAGTTTTTTACTACAAGTAAGAAGAAATCAAATAAGAGATTTAACAAATGATATTCAATATATAAAAAGTAAAAACACAAAATTAGTATAAAATGGCAAGCACAATAATAAGAAATCTTCTTAATAATAATATTGATAAAGTTATAGTTAGAGCTAAATCTGAAGTAAAAAATGAATCTAAAAAAGAAATAACTAAACTAAAAGAAAATATCCCATCTCCCGAAGATTTAAAAGAACAAATAGTAACATCGGCATGTAGTGCTAAAGCTCAATCTAAAATTGAAAGAATATTTAATAAAAATAAATCATTATTAGATAAATTAAATAATAGATTAAAACAATCAAAAGAAAAATTAGCGGAATTAGATAATAAACTTAATAAAGTACGTAATATAATAGACAAAATAAAAGAAATACTACAAGCATTAGGAGCTATATTAATAGCTTTAGAAATAATAGTAAGAGTAGCACCAGCAGGATTAGCTGCTTCTTCGGGGCCCGCTGCTAGTGGGATTATTATAGATAGATTAGGTAAAGCTATTGATTATGGAAAAGCTAAAATAAAAGAATATGGTAGTTTAACCAAAGCTATATTAGCCAATTTACCAAAATACGCAGAAAAAGCCTTAGCAATATTAGCAATAATAGGGGCAGCAATACTTGCTTTAAATATGTTAATAACATTAATAGACAAGTTCC